TACGAATGGCAGTGTTGCCGTCGATGTTGTAACCGTTGCCAAGAGAGGCAGGGCTACTGTAAAGAAATTTTGCATTAACTCCGATTGAACTCTACATCCGTATAGGCAAAGGAGTGGTTCCCCTTCTCAGGGGCAGTGCCCACGGCTCTAATTGTCAAGTCACAGACTCATTATGACAAAACCCACCTTTTGAGTGGGTTCCTTGCATAATAAGTTATTATTTAGATTTTGTCAAGAATTGAATTTAAAGATTATTCATCCTAAATAACAGTAGTGTTTATTACTCAAGAAAATGAAAAGACTTCTTTTAGCCTTTTCGTTATTCTTTATTACTCCTGTAAGTGCTGCTGAAATCACATCAAAAATTACTGATTCCGTTCAATTATCAGTTCAGGGTGCTGCGGTCCAATCAACAAGAATTGGAGCATCGTATTCGGCTTCAGGTACAAATATTCAAGCAACTTCATTTGGAGGAGTTGGTGGTGCTGGAACTTATGATATCAATACAGCGGGTCAAGCATTCACTTTTTCAGAGTCTTTCAATGCTGCTGATACCCCTGTCACCACTCAGTCGGTTAGTGCTGGAGCAATTGCTAGTCCCAACCTTTATGGGGATAGTGTTACTCAGTTAGCAGGAGACAAAGGTTCTCTCGCTGGTACATTATCACCTACAGGTGTTCCTACTGTGACTGCTGGTGGTCCTGGTTCTACAGCAACCGCACAACGTAGTATCGAATTGAGCGTATTCAAATGAGACATATAACTCCCGTTTTGCTTTTGGCAACGGGAGTCATTTGTACTCCTGCATATGCTGAAAGTGTTGTGCCTAATTTTACTAGAGGTACAATCAACGCAACCACAGAATCAACTACAAAAATAATAGAAACAATTCGTCAAGTTGAATATACAACTGGCACATCATATACTGTAACTGGAACTAATATTAATATTCCTGGCACTCCTCAACAGGGAGCAAACTATAGTATCATGACTCAAGGTGCTCCATTCCAGTTCAGTGAAACTTATCTCGGACCTGGAGTGGCTAAAGAAACATGGATAGATCGCACCACAGAAACTCAATCAACTACTACATCAATCTCTGTCTTTACACAGTAACCAGTGCCTTACTTTGTGGATCCGCAGCAGCTCAAACTGCTCCGTCAAACACTAACATCGCTGGTCCTAGCGCCTCTGCTACTGGTAATGTTACAAACCAGGCTGTACAAGTATTACAAGGTCCTTATGCCGTCAACACCTACGGTGGTGGGGTATCCTGTCAAGGTCCAACGATGAGTTTTTCTCCCTTTGTATTAGGGAGTATGAATGGCAGTCAAGACCCAACAACATTCCAATCTCATAATGGTAATGCTGGTGTTAGTATGGGATTTAACTTTCCTTTGGATGGAAGTCTCACCGAATTATGTAAAGCAAGAGCAAGAACAGAAATTGCTAGACAACAAGCAGAAGCAGACAAAGCAAGATTAGACTTTGAACTTGTTAGATTATTGAAGTGTGGAGAAGCAATCAAATCTGGTATTACATTCCACCCAGATAGTCCTTACTATAAGATCTGTGCTGACGTAGTTGTGAGGTATCCGAATGGAACCAATACCGCAAATAAGTAATACCAACGGAATCGCCAATATAGCAACTAATGCCAATGGAATTCCAAAAATTGGCATTGGTGGTCCATCTATTATTCCATCAATAGATCCTCCAGTCATTCAAACAACACCTCAACCAGTCATTCGTGGTCTAGCATTACCAGTTTTTCAAAATCCAGATACATCCATCAAGTATCCAGTCATCAATGTTCCTACCCAGGAAGAGTTTGATGCTGCTGTGAGAGCAGAGAAACAAAAAGAACAAGAGCAGAAGGAAGAGAAGACCAGGGGACTTCCGAACTCTACCCCTGCCCCTCAACTGCCACAAGTTGTTCAAACCCCCCAGGATAATCGAATTATTTCCGATGATACCCCTAAAACTAATCTAGGAGTTCCAGTCATTGAAGTACCAATCATCGGGGAGGTTCCAGTTCCTCCAAAAGAACAGGTTATACTTGCTGGCACCACTGCTACTGCTTCTGTTGCTGCGGCTCTTATTGGCAAATCTCTGGTGGAATGGATGGTGAAGAAGTTCAAACCAGTTGTTGAAAGAATCTTTGCCCAAATCAAAAAAGCAATGGACAAAGATCTAACGGACTATGAGTTGCAACTATTCTTCGCTTATGAACATCAACAAAAAATCAATAAGACTCTTAAGAAGGAGTTCAAGAAACAAAAACTAGAACAATATAAAAAACATCACTCAAAGTGATTACTTCTTACGCTTCGCATCAAGTTCTGCAAAGTTCTTTTTCTTTGTGCCGCCATCATATTCCCAAGCATAACCTTCAGAAATCATCTGGTTATTCAGGGAAGTCTCTTCACCATTGATATAAAGATGTCCAATAATTCTTCCATACTTCTCAGTAGAATCTGGAAGCTCTGTTTTAATCAAAATATCTTTGGCACCTTCTAATCTTTTTTTGAGCCATTCTTTAACTTCAAGACCAAGTTTCTTTTCATACGCATCAGTTGTTCTGCTCTCTGGGGTATCGATACCAGCAAGACGAATTCGCTTAGTAAGGGAGATATCAAAACCCAAATCAATGTCAGCATCAATAGTGTCGCCATCTACTACCTTATGAACTGAACGTATTCTATAGATGTATGGATCTTTGTCAGCCATGATTAGAAAAGTTTAAACTTCTCAGTATTTAGTTTGGGAATAGGTAATTTTTCAAATGCTTTTGACACTTGCTTCTCTACCACAGCACCTACAAACTCTTCTGGATTATCTAGAATTTTCTGTGCTTTTTGATAGGTGACATAAGCACCATAGCAAAGTGCTCCACTAATCGCTAGACTTGTCGCTGACAGAATGATCGCTAGGTTCTTCATCTTGCATCTCCAAATATGCTATCCGAAGTATATAGTAAATTGTCCATGCAGTAAAAATAAGTCCACAAGAAAGAATAATAAAAACTCCCCAAGGAAACTCACTCATCTCTGTTCAATCCAGTTCAATACTGCAAGTGCTTTTTTGTTAGTATTAGGACTTGCACAAACAAGAGTATAAGTGTCACTAATTGTTCCAATGCCACTTCTACCTAACTGAAGTGCTGCTCTAACATCAAGATCAACTAATGATCCACCACCATTAATTACAAAACCACTCAAAAGATCATCTCCACCAGATACTGCAGTTTGAGTGATATTATACTGCATAAAGGAGTTTGGATCGGGATGATCTACCCAAGTTCCTCCAGTCAGTGTTGCATTTTGTAGAAGTTGCCAATAAACATTCGTATTATCATCAGTTGCTGCCTGTAATGATCTCAAAAGCATTACACCAGTTAAATTATTGCTCTTCAGACGCAAACTTATAATTGGATAAAATGTATTTGCTGATGCCATCGTTGTCCCTGTGATGGGATTTGATATACTCAAAAGAGTTCCAAGTTTCTCTGGTTCTCCTTCTTGAATAAGAGAATTAGAACCTTGATAAAGGTAATGAGTTCCTGCAACACCAGTTACATTCTCAATCTCAACACGAATAGGAAGAAATGGAGTAGAACACCAAACTCCTGGATTGGTATTTGCATTATCAAAAGTATGAGATGCAATAGTCTCATTCTTCATTAACCAAGCAAACTGAATTATACCTGCACCATACCATTCATAATTGATAGAAATCATTTGTTGTTTTGTTGGATCTGCAGTTACTCCAGTCCAACCATTTCCATCAAACTTCTCACCATTCCATTCATCTCTGAATACTCTGGTTTCTGAAACAATTCCAGTTACACTACTGCGAATTACATAAGAATATGTTCCCCCATCATCCTCAAAGAAAACACCATCATTCTCATCAAACAATCCAAATCTTCTGCGAATTCCTACCTGTGGTGTTTCTAAACGAATTGCAAATGCAAGAGTTGCACCTCTACCAGGAATGTATCTCATCACATTCTTGGTTTGACGAATTACTTTACTACCAGTAGTAGATCCAACTTGCATTACAACATTACTGGCATTTACATTAAATGTTGCAGTTCCTACTCCAACTATTCTTTCATCCCATACATCAGTCTCTTTACCATACTGAAAGGTATTAAAGAAAACTGTTTGGAAAGGCGCAGTCTTTAGTCTGTTGTTATTAGAAAACTGAGGTCTCCAGTCTGTCTGGTTTCCCCAGTGATCTGCGATATTGAAAACTTCAAATAAAGTTCTTTCTTGATTTAGAAAGTCTTGTGTATTCTTATTCCACTGAGCCATTATCAATCAATCCATTCTAATTTTGAGTGATGATATCTTTTTGCATTTTTAATATTAAAATTCTTTTCTTCCGCAGGATAAATTTGGTGAACAATTACTCCAGGATATTCTTTTTGAAGTTGTTCACCAAGTTCCTGTTTTGTTGGAATTCCAGACTTTGTTACTAATTCCAATCTATAAAGACTACCATTCCACATTACATCAGCAACATATTCTTCGCCAACTTGCTGAGTTTGTGGTTCTGAATTATTAATATAAAGATTGCCGTTGAAATCTCCAGCAATCGTTACACTTTCTGACAAAAATTGTTTGAAAGATTTCATTTGAGGCATTCTGTATATACAGGTATATTTTATTTATTAATGTGCAGTTCCGTTACCTTTGTAATCATCAGAATCATAATACCCTCCCCGTGTCCCAAAATAAAGTGTTGCCAATACAAAAGGAACTGAGACAAATAAAAGTGCTTTTGCTAGTATCATTAGACCATCTCCATAGCTCGTTCTAGTTCAATATAATGATTCATCTCATCGGTAGCAATCTCACCGATCTTGGTGTCTTCTGGATGATCCCAGAAGTAATCTAGGTATGTCTCTGTAGCATGATACTCAATACCAGCATTTAGGTGATAAGCAGACACAGGAGCAACAAAATAATAAACCACCAAAATCCAATAATAGATGAGAACCAAATGATAAGCGAAAAAGCGATCAACCCAGCGATCTGCTCCGCCACGATGCTCCATTTCAATGAGGTGTTCCGTTTCATTAAGTGTCTGTGCGAAGTGTTCTTTCATTAGGTAATAGTGTGACAGATCTCTCAGTCCTAATGATTCTTTGAGATGCAATACACTGACAAAAGCAAAGTATGGTGCTCTGGCAATTGTCTCTAGCACCCAAAATCGCTGTATTGGTGTGTTTTGGTAGAGAAAATCAATGATTATTATTGTAACTGATAGAATTATATCATTGAGTTTTTTCATCAGTACTTACCTGGAGTGCAATATTCTTTCTTTTTATCTGGATAATAAGGATACAAACCATCTTGTGGTTTCATCCAACCACAACCAATCAACCATTCTTTGGTCATTGGTGTTGGTGTGATTTGTTCCCAAAGAGGACCCTTAGCACACATCTCCAACTTCTCTGCAGTCACATTAACTTGTTCTTCTGCCCAGTTTGCGTCAACTTCCCAAGGCACAGCACGACTCATACCAGCAATACTATAAGTTCTCTCAACCATCTTTCTCAACCACTCAGGAATTTCTTTATCCTGATGGACTTGTGCCATAAATGAAGTTTCCAATCCACCACCCATACAGTCCTGAACAGTATGCCAACCTTCGTGTCTTAGGGTTCCCAAAAACTCTCTAGGATCTTCTAGAAGTCTTTTGCTAATAAAAAGACGGTTGTAATCTGGTTTGTACAGACCAACCGTGCTTCTTGTGAAATATCTTTCGTCAGCAAGATAAACTCCAATACCAAGTTTATCTAATGCTGTGAGTATTCTTTTGATTTCATCCTTAAAGACTATGAACCTTTCACCAAAGTCTTTATCGGCAGAAATCTTTTCAATACCCTCATAACAATCTAAGAGTATCATACATCCCATTGCTGCAATACTATAATCTTTCACTTGTGGATGTGAATTTTGTATCGTTTCTGCTGCTGTTGGTAATGTCAGACTTAATGATAAAGCGATTGCTGTGAGAATTTTTTTCATTCATCCCACCATCCTTCTTGTTTATGTATCCAGATTTTCAAATCCATTACATAATTTCTCAAGATCTGGGCCTGTTGCTCATGCCAAAAATCACCCGTCTCCATCCAGAGGCGGGTGTGATTGTCTATTGCTTTAAGTATTTGATAGATGGGAGGATTCCAACACTCCCTTTTTGGAGTGTTCCATTCTCTTGGCACGGAATTACGAGCGAATGTACCTCATTGTATCTAAAATATTCTAGTTGACAATTGCCAGGACTAGTCTCAACATACCCAACGATCATAAAAGCAATGAATTCCATTACTTCTTCTTACCACCGTTCTTTGCTTTTTTAGCAGTAGCATTGCCTTGATTCTGCTTGGATTGTTTTCCTCCAGCAGAACCTTTTTTCCCTTTGTTTGGTGACTTAGACATCATGCTCCTGTGCGAGGTGTAACAAAACCTTCACCCTCATCAACCTTTGTTTCCAGTGCTTCTACTCTTGCCTCAAGAGTTTCTGGAGCAGGTGGTTCTGGTAGAGATTCTACAACTTCTTCTCTACGTGGTTCTTCCTTTTTTTCATCTTCTTCATCACCACCTTTCTTCATTGTATTAATACCAAAAGTAGCAGCAGATGCAGTAAAGACGGTCGCAATAAAAGTTGGGTCCATCTTAGATAGAGCACCAGCATAGCTTGCGGTAAGAAGAGCAGCAGACCATCCTAAGATGGCAATACGAATTACTTGCCCCAAAGCATTCTCCTTTTTCTTGTCCATCAGTGTCCGTGTGATGAAGTCTGTTTTATTTAGGTTTTTAGAACCTAAACTTGACTTTTGCAGCAACAGAATTGTTAGTAACTCCGTTGTTTACTCCATGAGAACCCTCAATGAATAACATTTCTTTATAATCTACCTCTGCAGTAACTCCATAAGAACTATCAGTACCATAAGCACCTTCTACACTGACACCAAAGAGATCCTTTTTCTTACCACCAAAACGAGTTTCTAACTTAACTCCTGCTTCACCAACATGTGTAGTCTGATTAAACTCACCAACGGTCCTTGCAGATTCTGGTGAACCTGTTTCAGTATAAGCATTTCTCTTTACATTCTGAACAGTATATCCAACAAATGGTTTTACTGCCTTGTGAAGATGCCAGTATAAACGATTAGAAACCCACCACTCGTTTCCAGTGGTTTCGCCAGAATTATTAAAGATACCTTCTACATTTCTATTGTACTTATAGTTGCTGTTTGCAATCGCAGCATTCGTATTCAGAGTTAAAGTATTACCTCTGACTTCACTGAACACACCAAAGTGATCTTTGTTTTGTTGTGTGCTTGAGTCAACACCATTGAGGTTTATGTTGATTCTATTATACTGGAATCCAACTACCCAACCTTTGGTTACATCAAACTCAAATCCACCACCAAAGATCTTGGAATCGGAAGTATAACCATCAGCATTATAAGACTGAACAAATCTGTTGTTCTCAAATACTCTAAGTCTTTCTTTAGTATTTGATGGTTCGTGATTGAGAAGTCCATTGATACCATCATTAATTCCATCAAGAACTTCTAGTTGATCAATGCGTCCAAAGTAATCAGCATAAGCATGAGAAACATCAACTTGATTTGTGGTGCTTGTCGTAACTACTGGTGTTCCGTTTGTAACAACAGTAGAGTTGTCACTATAAGTATCAGTTGTGACTGGTGTGGTTGTTGTGGTTGTTACATATGGGGTGGTAACAGTTGTTGTAACGTGCTTATTAACCTTCTGACTACCATCAGACTCTGTTGGTGTGTACAATGTAGAAATATCAGTTTGACTTGCAAGAGCAGCAACATTTACATTTACATTGTAAACAGTATTAGAACTTACCAGAGTTGGTGCAGGTGGTGTTGGTGGTGTTACAGCTTGACCTGTCGCATCATTAATTCCATCTCCATCAGCATCACCAGAAAGTGCTGCAGCAGAAATAGTAATGGTACTGCTATTAATTGCAGTTGCAGCAGGCATCCATTCTGCAGTAGGATAACAAGAAGTACAATATGATTCTGGATCACCTAATGGAATGTATGTGAATGTATAATCACCCGCAGCAAGTCCAGTGAATGTTACTCCCTGCCAAGTGTATGATGAACTTAATCCATAAAGTGCAGTTGCATCACCGTAAGGAATAAGAGTTGTTCCATCGGTCATAAAATAGTTTGATCCAGGAACAAGACCACTTGGTTGAGTTCCCTGAAGTAAAGTAAATTGTGTAATAGTAGGTGAAAATGTAGTTCCATTAGCACCTTCTAGTTTTAATTCTCCTTCGTTAAAAGTGGTTCCGCTGTGCCAAGAACCATACCAAAAAGTTACACCACCACTTCCATCTCCGACATATCCGATAGAATTGGTGTGTGCTAATACTGCTGTTGGTGCTCCCATCAAAAGAGCAGACGCTACAGCAAGCGCCCTCGTAGCGTAAGACAT